GCTGAAGACGAAACACCAGAAAATCCAATTCGTAGGTTTGTAATCAATCCAAGTATCTATAAAATTATAGCGGCCGCATTGATGGACCCAGATTTTGTAGAAATACCAACAGATTACGAACAAGGTACAGACTTTAGATTGACTAAAACTCAACAAGGTCAGTATGCTGATTATTCTACATCCAATTGGGCACGTCGTGACCGTAGTTTAAATGAAGAAGAACGACAAGCAATAGAATCAAATGGATTATTTAATCTAAATGATTTTATGCCACGACGTCCAAGTGAAGATGACGTTAAAGTTATTTTCGAAATGTTTGAAGCATCAGTAGATGGTCAACTTTATGATCCAGATCGATTTGGTCAACATTATCGTCCGTTTGGTTTAAACGTGGACAATGGAAATGGTAAAAAACCCGCTCAAGCGGCAAGTACACCTGCTCCTACTCCACAACCCGCTGTTGAGAAAACAGAAGAAACTGTAGTAGAAACACCTGCCGCAGATCCTGTTACAACAGAAGGTGCAAAGCCGAGTGCTCAAGATATTTTAAAAATGATCCGCTCGCGCCAATCATAATCGATTGTTTAAGGGGGGGCAACCCCCCTTTACTTTAAGGAGATAATATATGGCTAGACCATTTGACGTAAGTAAATTTAGAAAAACAGTAACAAAATCTGTTCCTGGTTTAAGTGTAGGATTTAGAGATCCAGATACATGGATCTCCACTGGAAATTTAGTTCTCGATAAACTAATTAGTAATGATTTCCATAAAGGTATACCTTTAGGAAAAGTTACAGTATTCGCTGGAGAAAGTGGTAGTGGTAAAAGTTTTGTTTGTGCAGGTAATATTGTAAAAAATGCACAAGAAAAAGGTGTCTTTGTTATTTTAATTGATTCGGAAAATGCATTAGACGAAGCATGGCTTCATGCATTGGGAGTTGATACATCACCTGATAAGTTATTAAAAATGAATTTAGCAATGATAGATGATGTTGCTAAAGTTTTAAGTGACTTCATTAAGGAATATAAAGATAACTATGCAGAATTAGAACATGAAGATCGTCCTAAAGTTTTATTTGTTGTTGATTCGTTGGGTATGTTATTAACACCCACAGATGTTGCCCAATTTGATAAAGGCGATCTTAAAGGTGATATGGGTCGCAAACCTAAAGCATTAACAGCATTAGTTCGTAATTGTGTTAATATGTTCGGTAGTCTTAATATAGGTCTTGTTTGTACTAATCATACGTATGCAAGTCAGGATATGTTTGACCCGGACGATAAAATTAGTGGCGGACAAGGGTTTATATATGCATCTAGTATTGTTGTTGCAATGAAAAAACTTAAACTTAAAGAAGACAGTGAAGGCAATAAAATTAGTGATATAAGAGGTATACGTGCGGCGTGTAAAGTAGTAAAAAGTAGATATGCCAAACCGTTTGAAAGTGTTCAAATCAAAATACCATATGACTCAGGAATGGATCCTTATAGTGGATTAGTAGACTTATTTGAAAAAGTAGGCGTGTTTACTAAATCTGGAAATAAACTACAATATACTTCTACTAAAGTAAAAGGTGAGGTTATAAGCGAGTTCCGTAAAAAATGGACTCCCGAAAAACTAGAACTTGTAATAGAAGAATTGGGGGACAGGGATATTTTCCAAAATAGTTAAATACATGTTTTACTATCCGGAGAAAATATATGTCAAGTTTGTATACCGATGATGCAGAAGAACTAGTAAGTTTATGGTCGAGTGTTAAACAGTTTATTACTGCAAAAGAACGAGAAGATGCCGCTGAAAGTTTTTTAAAGGCGGCCGAAGAAATTTATAATATAGAGGATATGGTAAATGAGTTATCTGGAAGTGACTCTGATTTGGATAAGATACTATCAACTAATTACATGGCCGAAGAAGAAGAGAACGAAGACGAAGAGTTTGATTAAGTATGTCTAAATGGTATAGAGCAGTACAAAAGGATCTTGGCAACATTGTTAAGGCTATAGAGTATTTTGAAATAGAATTAAAGCAAGGAAGAATAGAAATAAGCCTTGCAGGTAATATAGAAAAAAATAGTAGAGATATACCCGGTATTGTAGAACACCGGTTTAGCCAACTACAAGAAATAGAAGCCATTCTAGAACACCTCAATATTGAATTAAGAAAATTACGTTCAATCAAATATAAGCAATTTTTAGAACATTATCAACGACAATTAACTTCACGTGATGTCCAACAATATATTGATGGTGAGCAAGATGTTGTAGATCTACAGCATTTAGTCAATGAATTTGCCCTGATTAGAAACAAGTTTATTGGCTTCACTAAAGCAATAGATGCCAAGCAATTCCAGATTAATAACATAATTAAACTGCGATCTGCTGGATTAGAAGACCTAGGTCTTTGAAAACAAAGAGAAATATAAGTTATTGATTTTTAAGAGAATCCAAAAATATCTGTAAGTCATTGATTTTTAAGAGAAAATAGTAAGAATTCATGGTTGACAGACAAATAATCAGACTTTATAATAGTAGTATAGAATAAGGCTATAAGGTATTTTTTGGATATGAGACGTACATCAAGACTGGTTTACAAGACCAACCCCGAATTTCCCACCCTTGACGTTATTGCCACTGCTATAGCAGTTGACAATATGCAAGGATTTGTTCGTAGTGGCCAGGGTTACACCAAGGTAAATGACGACGGTTCAGAAGAAGTAATAAAGGATAATAAAACTATTGTCCTTCATTCTTTGCTTAATAAAGAAGGAGAAGGAATAAAACCTACTACTTCCGATCGAGAAGCGGCAGTACATTTAGTAGATGATGTAACTGGTCGACTTACTATGAAGAAGTTGGGTGGCAACCTAAATGAATTTGAAACTGCATTAATGGAAAACGTCACTGCCGAAAAGGTAGGTGTGTACGGTGTTGCATTGATTGCAAGTATTCCAAATACCCAAAAGCATCAAGTAAAGAGAGATACTGTTAAGGACAGACTCGACAACTTAATAAGTTCGAGTGAAATTGTCGGTAAGATGGGTACTCGTTGTATGTTTACTTTGGACATAATTGATATTACTTACGTTAAGAAAATGGGTATTTTTATGGTAACTGGTTTGGAAAATAATAAAAATGTTGTTAAGTTTTGGTTTTCCAGTGACCCGGATATATCCGGAATACTCGAAGGAAAGACTATTACTCTTGCTGGTTTTGTGAAAAGTCAAGGTAAAAGTAAGTACAGTAACTGTCAAGAAACCATTATAAACCGCGTTAAAGTCTCAGACGTTTCATCATAAATAGTTATAATAGTTTGATACTATGATGAGACCACTGAGGACAATATATGGTTTTTTGGAGATGGTGGATTTTTACAGGTTTACTCGCGTTTAGTGGTGGATACTGTCTATATGAAAATTTACATCAATGGTTATGGAATAATGATGTTACAAAACTCAGTTTTGTTATATTAATTAGTTTCATATTCATATCTCTTTATTGTGGTCAACTTTCTTATCTTAAGTATAAAAAACCTAATAAAAAATTAAATCTTGAACCTGTATGGTTTGCTAGTGAAGCCTGTATTACTGTTGGTATGATAGGAACAGTAGCAGGTTTTCTACTGATGTTAGGTACAGCATTTCTAAATATTAATGTAGAAGAAACTGAAACATTACAACGAGCAATTGGTCAATTGGCTGTAGGAATGAGTACAGCATTGACTACTACATTGTTGGGTCTTATTTGTAGTCTATTAATTAAGTTTCAATTGATTAATATCGAAAATTCCGGGCCGACGAAAAAGACATCCGGCGCTTATCCGAAGAAGTGAAATGGATAGGCGGAAACATAGAAGCACATTTGCATTCGTAGATTTACTTTTTAATTTAACTGTGGGTTTTGTTATGCTATTCATTATAGCATTTATTCTTATATCACCTCCTACTACAGAAAAAAAGATGGATCCCGATGTACAGTTTGTTATTAAAATGACATGGCCAGATAAAGATAAAAATGATGTAGATTTATGGGTACGTGATCCTTTGGGACAAAAAATAGGATATAGAAGTAGGGAAGCAGGTTTTACTAATTTAGAAAAAGATGATCTAGGTCAGTCAAACGATTATGCAATAATAAACGGCGAAAGAAAAATAGTATATCAAAATCAAGAATTCGTTTTTATTCGTGGCTTTATTTCTGGACAGTGGAGAGTTAATATTCATTGGTATAATAAAAAGGATAAAGAAACTGCTGAAATTCCAGTACTCATCGAATTATATGATAACAAACCTAATTTTAAATTATTGGCTAGTCAAGAAGTACTATTAACAAAACGAGGTCAACAATTAACTGCATTTAATTTCATGATGGGCGAAGATGGAAAGATTTTTGATGTAAATTATGAAAAGGCAAACTGGATTTTGAGTGGTGTTGTTTCATTTGATCATGAAGCATTGCCCCTAACAAGTGCTACAGTTGAAGAAACAACTGCAACAGAGGCTCCTCCATGATTGAACACATATTAAAAACATTATTAGTATCAGCACCAACTCTTGTTGTTACAGCGGTTATTATTTCTACAATGTGTGTTTATACATTGTGTCAGAGCAAAAATGTTAATGTTGTAATTAAATGGATTTCACCGCCCGTAGTTTTTACTCTTATTATGACTTCAATGATATGGATT